TTGACCGGAAAACTCCAGCTGAACTATGCGTGCGCTGATGTATTCCCCCCCAAGGTCGGCGTCCATATGGGTTGTCTCTCCTAAAACATTCACACTCTTCCCGATGTTATCTCGCTGCTGGAAACGGTTGTGGGTTCTTGATCGTCCACCTGTGAGAACCGGTACTGGCGGCTGTTCTTACCGCCTATAATTTTTAGGACAATCCCACCCAAATCCCGTTTATTGAATCGGCTTAGTGCTTTCCCAAGCATCGTCTGTCCTCTTCGCTCACTCAGGTTCATCCACGAAAACAAGTCGGCCTGTTCTTGGTCAACCAACGAATAAATCTGCTGCTTGTTGATCCACTCTGTCCCAAACGCATTGTTCGCCAACTTGAAAAACGTCTTCATATCCTGCGTCATTTCGTCGCCTCCATCCTCGTCTTCCCTGTCAATTTTATTTAACAGATTCCTCACCGTAGTCGCCGTCCACACACCACCGCGTGCCGTTCGAGCTCCGCGTGCGTTAAGGCAGCGAGCGATTCCGGCAAGCGTGACCACCCCAGCCGCTTTAACTTTTCGCACTTCTTTCAATTGCTCCCTCCACAGCGGCTCGCACGCCTCCCTTCGGGCGACGGCGGCCTTCTCAAGTGCAATTCCCCATCGAGGATTACCGACCACCGCTCCGCGTGCTTTAGCAGCCGCCAACCCAGCTTTTGTCAGTTCAGAAATGTTGATCTGGTTGGTTCGTTCCTTCCCGTGAACCTTGCCGTGGCAGATTGAGCAGAGGGGGATCACACGGGAGCCGCCCAGCGAGCGTGGGACAACGTGGTGTAGCTGCACCTCACCGGCTACCGAGTGGTTGCACTCAAAGCACACGTCTAAAGCAACAATGATGTCCTTCTTTTCCCCCAAAACGCTCACCGAACGTCGCCCAGTTTGTCCATTTGGTGCTTCACCATTCTCTCCACCAGCTGGGTGAATGTGACCTTGGGCTTCCAGCCCAGCTCGTCCCTCGCCTTGGAGGCATCCCCCAGCAGCACCTTCAGTTCAAACGGGCGCTTGAGGCGCGGGCTAACCTCAACATATTTATCCACCTCATTGTCCCAGATGCCCGCGCACCGGAATGACTGGAGCAAGAATTGCTCAACCGTGTAGCTTGAGCCGGTGGCGATGACGTAATCCTTCGGCCTCCCCTTCTCCACCATCCTCACAGCTGCCTCCATATATTCCGGCGCATACCCCCAGTCCCGCTCGGCACTGAGGTTGCCCAACAGCAGCGGCTCCCTCCTCCCAGCTGCTATCTCGGCAACCGCCTTGGCAATCTTCTGGGTGACAAACGTCGGCCCCCGCCTCTCACTCTCGTGGTTGAACAGGATTCCGCAGACGATGCACAGCCCGTAGGCTTCCCTGTACATATTGGCGGCGTGATGCGCTGCGGTCTTGGCAATGCCGTAGGGTGAGCACGGGCGCATCGGCGTGTCCTCGTTGATCGGCATCGACACCAGCCGCTCACCGTCCTCGTTGGTGGCCTCCACGTTGCCGTACATTTCACTTGAGCTGGCTTGATAGATGACCGCCTCGGGACACACGCGGGCGCACGCCTCAAAGACATTCACCGCACCGCCGTGTACGATGTCGTGCGTTGAGAGCGGCGTCTCGAACGAGTCGCGCACTTGGCTCATTGCCGCCAGATTGAACACCACTTCCGGCATCACGTCGGAGATGATCTGCATCATCGAGCTGGCGTCAGCCACGTCACCACGGTGCAGCCGTATCCGGTCAAAGATGTGGTCAATGCGGTGTGTGTTGTGTGAGCTGGCTCGGCGCACCACGCCGTGAACCTCCCACCCCTTCTCAAGCAGCTGGTCTGCGAGCCAGCTACCATCCTGCCCAGTAATTCCCGTTATCAGTGCTTTCGTCATTGTAGAAAAAATGATTTAACTTTCCGCCCTCCACCACCGCCTTGTCCACAGCTGCGCGAATGGCACTCGGGCTGATCGTCCACGCCGTGGGCGCGAAGTCCTCAAGGCAATTGCTGCCAAACAGAAACCAGACGCAGCTGTAAACATCTGGCGGCTCCATCCACTTGGGCAAAGGGGTGCGGCACGGGTAGCTTCGCTGTAACAGCTGGCGCAGGGCGTCCTCATCGACCACCCGACCCGCCTTGACCAACCCCTTGCGGTGGGCATCAACGTAGTCGATGGCTGCCTGCACAATAATCGCGCTAACCAAATCGTTGAGCGCCTTCGTTTCGCATATAACCCGTTCCCCTTCATTCACCCTTGCTCCCCCTTGCTCCCTTTAAGATTCTCCCCTCTCGTCCCGTGGCCCAGTTCAAGAGGGAAAGGCAGCGGCCCCCAGAATTGCGGGCTTGTTCCGCCTAAACTGGCAACAGCTGGTGTTCAACTCTGCGGAATAACCGAACCGCCTGTGCGGAGTCGTCCTCCGCCTCTATGCCCAGCTGCTGTTAAAATATCCCCAAGAATTTTTTACGTCTCTTCAAGCAGTCCTCTGGATTCTTGGCCGCCCGCTCCCGTGCGACGCGAATCTGTGTGTCGGTGAACAGATACGGCTTCACCCCCTTGCCGCCCTCCAGCAAAACGAACACATAATCANTGTTGGCTGCTGGGTTTTTCTCCTTGTTNCTCACCAAGAACAACCGCCCCAGTTCTACTCGTTTCATTTAGAGATTCTCCTTTAGTGCGGCGTTCATATCCGCCGACAGGGTGCGCAGCAGGGGCGGCACTTGATCTGTGTTGCCCCCGTTCTCGTCCATCCGCTGCCGAATCAGAGCCTCGGCCCCGGCGGCGATGGTTGTCAGTTCGTCCATTGACACCTCAAGTGTCGCCATCCTCACGGTTTTTGTTTCTATTTTCATAGGCGTTACAAATCCACCCCGGCGCTTGAGCAGCCGCCACAGCTGCACACCCTCAAGGGTCAAGCCGCCGCCAACTCCTTTGCCTTGGCGTCGATCCATTGCTCGTGTCCAAATGTTGATTCAAACCGCAGCTTGTTGCGGATGAACACCAAGTCCACCTCGCCCTGCCGACCGGCTCGGTTCTTGCCGACCGCCAGCTTCACCACCATCTTCGGCCCGTCTTGCATACGGGGGTCTTGAACGTAAAGGAACAGCACCACGTCACTGTCCTGCTCGATTGAGCCGGACTCACGGAGATCGGACAGCACCGGCTTGCCCATCGTCTGCCTGCCCAGCTGGGCCAGACCGAGCACCGGCAGATTCAACTCCATAGCCAGCTGCTTGAGGCTGCGGGTAATGTTGCCCACTTGAACGTGGCGCTGGGCTTTGCGGTCGTCNGACGAGGGCTGGATCAGCTGCATATAATCCACGAGGATCAGCTGAATGCCGTGGCTGCGAACCATCCTGCGGGCGTGGCTGGCTATCTGGTTCACCGTGAGGTTGCCGTTGTCATTGATGTGCAGCGGCGCACGGCGAAGGCGCGGCGCAACGTCGGCGGCCTTGGCCATAATCTTGAGGCGAATGTCCCTGTCAGTGACGTTGCCGTTGAGAATGTCGCCGACGAGGTTGGTGTCGGAGAGTGAGCAGAGCATTCGCATATTCAGCTCGTCATCCGACATCTCGAAGGAGAAGAAGCCCACCGGCACACCGTCCATCACCAGCTTCTCGGCTATGTTGCAGGCCAGCGCCGACTTGCCCACGGCTGGCCGAGCTGCCAGCGTGATCAGCTGGCCGCCCCTCATCCCGCCGAGGATACTGTCCAGCGGGCCAAGGCCGGTGGGAACACCGACCCGCCCTCCCTTGTGAGCCTCCTCCAATAGCTCAACCACCCGCTGGAACGACTCCCCCCGTGTGTCCTTCTGCGAGGCAATGCTGTCGTTCAAGCCGAAGATCGTGCTCTCGGCGTTGGCCACCAGCTGCTCCACGGAATCCGCGTGACACGCTTGCTCGGACAACTTCTGTCCCACCTCCATCACCCGCCGCGCCTTGAGTTTCTCGTCGGTGATTGCTGCGAAATACGTCCAGTTGGTTGGTGACGGGCAAGCCATCTCGGCGTCCAGCACGTCAGTGACGGTGAGGGTGGATGACACCTTCGCCTTGTGAATCATCGTGTCACAGCTGACCGGCGTCTTCTCGGCGTCCAACACGTTCATCAGTCGCCACAGGGAGGCGCAGCGCAGATCAAAAAAGTGTTCCTCACCCACGCCAGCGGCACGGGCATCGTCAAACTTGCCAGCTAGGCAAGCCCCGATCAGTCCCATTTCGGCGTCACGGTCGTTTGGTATTGTTTGAGTAGTGGTCATAAAAAAAATTGTGAGTAGCAAATTCATTAGTAACTCTTGTCCACCTCGTAGAGATGTTCCTCCAGCGTNGGCACTCGCTTGGCTGCGGGCTGCGGCTTGGGCCGNTTCCNNGCCCAGCCNTCAAACATTCTTCGCCAGCTGGTCATCGGTTCGCCTTTCACCATCCAGCCGTCCCGCTCGTAGCGGTCAAAGAAATCCTCAAGCAAATCGCTGCGGCCCTTCCCTGCCGCATAGGAACCCACCTCCTCCTTCGTCGGAGGTTTGGTATCATCTGGGGTTGAGGTAGGTGAATCTGGAGACTGACCCCCACCTTTACATACAACCTTACTAGGGTGTGGGGTGGCGTTAACGCGACTATAGTCGCATTGACGCGACTCATCTGTCGCGTTAACGCGACACACTTCAATCCCGCTGTCCTTCAATTGGGCGAGCGCACGGAACACAGCGGAGCGACTCAGCCCAAGCCTCGTTGCCACCGACTTGACAGCGAGCAGCGGCTCGGCGGCCAGCATTCCGGCCACCAGTTTCGCGGTTGTCGAAACGTCGGGACTGCCCAGCAGCTCATCTGGAATATCGACTGTCACTTTACCACCTCCCGCTCCAGCTTCAGTTGGCTCGGCTCGGCCTCTGTCACCAGATCGCTGCGCCGGACGAGGTTAAGAAAATCCTCACCGGCCAACGTGACAAGAAACCCGTGGAGGTTCTTGGTGTGAGCCACCACGGGTATTTTGCCAGCCGGTGCATCAATCGAGGCTTGGGTCATAGCGGGCCAGATTGACAGCTTCTCGACGTTTTTAACTTCAAAGTGAAGGGAGGGGAGCTGCGGACAGTTAACATCCGCAGACCCCTCGGGGCATTTGCCGCTGAACTGTTGCGTTCGGTATGCCGTGTGGAAGCCGAAGTCCCGCAACAAATCGCGCCAAGCGCGTTCGCCCCGCTTACCCTTGTCTCTCTGTGCTTTTCCCATTACCCGCCAGTTGCACGGCGTTCGCCGCTGGATCAAACTTCTCGGTTGCCTGCCAAATGTGGCAGCTCGCCTTGAACACCTTCCACGACTGCCGCAGCTCCTCCCGTGTCCACACTTTGGTGATCGGGTAGCACGGCTCCTGCGAGCAGAGCACCACGTTCATCACTTGCTGGATACGGGGCGGCTTGTTGGGCCAGTCGGCCTTGGCGTAAGCAGCCAGCTGCCACGCCCAGCTGTTGTAGAAGTTGGGCTTGTGGCGACCCTTGGCGTCCTTCTTCACGTCTTGGGTCTTGTAGTCGAGGAGCGTCAGCTTGCCATTCACGATGGCCAGCCCATCAACTTGACCGGCGTAACCCAGCTGCTGGTTCACGCACACAAACTCGGTATCCACAATGGACACCCGATTGTCCCTCGACCATTCGAGGTAATGCTTCACAAACGGCCTCACCTCCTCGTACCTCTCGTCGAGATAACCGGTGGTGTTCAGCTCGTCTATGGCTGAATGGAACAACGAGCCAAACGCACGGGCATCCACCATCTTTCGCTGGGCTGACTCGCGCATCTTGGCCTCGTAATGTTCCACCTTCTCGCCACTCTCAATGGGGCAGTTGACGCAGGCATTTAGCATCTGGTTCTGCTTCCACCGGTCGAGCGAGGGATTGGCCACGATCTTCGTGATCGCGGTGACAGAGGGGTACAACCCCAGTTTTCTGGCGTCCGCTTTCGTGGTGTTCCGATCACCGCTGCCATCCTTCTTCGGCACGGTGTGGAGTGGGCGACCATCGGGGTAGTACCAATGGCCGCCGTCTCCGGTTAGCTCCCGTTTGGGAGCGGTGGTTGCCGCAAGGAACATCAGTACGGTGCTCTGTCCTTCTGGCGAATGTACGCGCCAGTGGGTTTCATTCCCTCTCCCTCCACCGGCAGGCACGCTGCGATGTTGTCGTACACCGTACCGTTCTCGCCAGCATTGTGAATGATGGTGAGGGTGGCCGGACGGTTCAGCACCGCCTTCTCAAAGTCCTCCAGCGTATCAAAACCGCCGCCGAAACCCACGCCCCACATCTTGAGCCGCTTGTGGAGCGAGCTGTTCTCGTTGAGGATCGACTGAGGAATGTTCGCCCAGTCCCAGACGCAGAAATTCTTCTGCACCCCGTCATCGTTGGCTTCCATCAGCTTGTCAGTCTCGAACACAAGCACCAACTTGTCCTTGGTTTCGCCGTCCTTGGTTATTTCCCGTGTGAACGCGTCCACGCACACGGCCTCCGCCCCGCCTTGGGGGTGATTCTGGTATTCGCGTTTCTCCGCGACCTCATTGGATATGAACATAATTATTCTTCTCCTTTCATTACTGTTATTTTCTTGTTTTCTTCTGTTCCGTCACTCGACGGCAGAAATTTTTCCAGCATCTCGGCGACAGCAGCTTCCAGCTGCTCAAGGTTGCCGGTGTTGTCCAGCGTGTGGTCGTAGCTGGCATACCCGTCCATCACCGTCTCGCTCGGGTGGGTGTCGCCGGTGTCCTCCCGCTCCACCCGCACCACGAACCCGCCCGACTCGTGGACAAACTCAGCCTCATTTTCGTAACGCAAATCGGTGATGAACAGTAGATCAACGTGCTCGCCCGCTCCGCGCAGGATTCCCCTCATCGCATCAACCCAGTAGTCTGGGCTGTATATCTCGCGCCGAAAATCCGCCCCCCAAACTTGGAGCAGCGTGCGGAACTTGTCCTTGTGCGCCTCGATAAACTTCACGTCCAGCTTGGTGGCGACGGCCACCTCGGCCTTTAGTGGGTCAGCGAACGCGACCCTCCCCACCCTTATTTGCTGCTGCTGCGAGCGGGCCAGCTCGTAAACCGTGTCCTTGCCCGACTGTTTCTTTCCGGCGAGTCCGATGATAATCATTTTTGTTTGACGTATTGAGCGATGAGCTTGGTGGCCACCGCGCCCAGCTTCAGCCCGCGTTCAATGCATAGCGCCTTGAACGTGGCGTGGGTCTTGGCGTCCACCACCACCGCTTGCTTGTGTTGTTTGTTCATTCTTCTCGGGTGGGCCTCACCTTTGGCAAAAAAAGATTATTGAAGTACAATATCGGGTGGGCCTCACCTTGGGTAAAAAAAATTATTGGGCTGGCGTCGAGGTAATGTTGCCTCGGCATTTGGGACAGTTTTCTGCGTGCTGCCCGTGTCCCAGCTGCTCGTGCCTCAACCCACCGATGACCTCCGCTTGGTAGGCGATGACCTGTCGCAGCTCAACTATACTGCGCGATTCGGCCAGCGGGTTGTTGCTGCCGACGTAGTGGCTGTACATTTTTGTGCAGCAATATGTTAACACGACCGCCAGCAGCACCTTCACGTAGCACAAGCATTTGCTGCCATCATCGTGGTGCTTGCGATCGTTCTCCATTTGCGCCTCCGCAAATCCTAACTCCCCGTTCGTTGCTGTTACTTTAGCCATTTAGAAATAAACCCCTTCTTCTCGTCCTTGTGTAGTTTTGTTAACGCCGATAATAGATCGCCCATCTCAACGCCTTCACGGTCAGCGATAGCCTTCAGCGTCTGGATGTCCTTGGCGAACATCCAAGTTCGCAGTCTGTCCTTGTCTGGGTGTCTCTGGTTAGGCATTGCTGTCGGTCACGGCGAGCAAGGTAGACCCCACCCATAAAACTGTCAACAATTTTTTTGAAAAAAAGTTGAAAAAGATTTTGTGTGGTCTATATTGGTCGCCGCCAGTGGGCGCGTTAGGGGTCTTGCAGAGTTGTTCAAAGGGCCGGAATCGAACCGGCGATAGAGCTTTTGCAGAGCCCTGCCTTACCACTTGGCTACCCCGCCACCCAGCGAACGGCGAGCAAGGAACCATAAGCGGGGGGCAGCGACAACTAAAAACACTATGACCACCACGACACCGACCGCGAACACTGTCACTTGGGACACCCTTATATCCACATTCATACAGACCGGATGTGCTACCACCGTGGAGCGCAAGCTGCGCGAATTAGGCAACAAACGCTGGGATAAACTCAAATCGCTGCCCATCGCAGCGACCAACGGCTGCGACTTCCTTCAGCTGCTCAAGGCCGGTGGCACGAAGACCAAGGTCTACCTCGGCACACTTCAAAACCTTGCCATCGAGATGGGCCTACTCACCCACCCCGTCCTACCCAAGCGGCTCTGGCCAAAACTACCCAAGCGACCGGTCAGAGCGATCACCGAAAGCGAGCATCGCCGGTTGCACTCTAACCTTCGCACCACACGCTGGAAATGTTACCTCGACATCCTCTGGGAAACGGGCGCGGCTCAGTCCGATGCGGCCAGCTTTCGCATCGAGGAGCTGGCCAGCGGGGTGATTACCTATCACCGATGTAAGACTGGGGTACGGGCAGCCCAAGCGATCAGCCCAGAATTGCAGCGGGTGCTGCTAGGCGTGGCAGCTGGGAGGTCGCACGGGTTGTATCTACCCGCCATCCACGCTCTGGGCCAGAAGGAGCGAGCCAACATCTTTCGGCGAAAATGCCTCACCCTTGGGATCAGCGGCATCACGCTGCACAGCTACCGCTACGCTTGGGCCGAGAGGGCGTTCTTACTGGGGATGCCGGAGCGGCTGGCAATGGTGGCTCTGGGGCATAACTCAGCTGCGATCCACCGAGTGTATGCCAAGAATGCGAAGGTGGTTTGCCCCAGTCTGGCAGGGTTTGGGCGCGAGGGACTCACAAGCTAAATTTAGGCAAATGGATAACCCCACCAAAATGGGAGGTTTTTGCATAGGTGATTATGGGTACAAATAAACAACAACTCATCAAGCGTTCACCAGAATGTCACGCGATCTTCCAAGAGGAACAGCGGTCTAGTGAGGAATATGATGATTGGTCGCCAATCTGGCCGCACTTGTCAGACACTCCAGAGCAAGTCAAAGAGCGGATGGACGGTGATAAGTGGAGGCAGAAGGGCTATTGGGACGGGTTCTGGGGAGGAAGCAAGAAGGAGCGTTGGTGGGAATGAGGGCGGGCGCGAGGGACTCGCCAAAGAGTGAGGACTCGCCCCGCCCTACTGCCGCTCGATCACGGCCTCCAGCCGGTTGATCGTCTTGAGGGCGTCCCGCACGAAGACCACCGAGTTGGTGGAGGCGCGAACCGCATCCGTGAATCCTTGCGGGTGGCGTTCAATCAGCCTCTCCGCGTTCTTCAGCTCGACCGTTGTCGTGCAGCTGGCTGCCATCATCAGCAAGAGCAGCAGCAATAGCGTCCTCAACCGCGTCATCCTTTTTCTTTTGCCTCGTGTTGGCCGTGCTGTCCTTGGCAATCTTCAGCAGCCGAACAGCCAGCTTCTTCAGATCGCCCCAGCCACCCAGCAACCCCAGCAGCTTAATCAGCCAGCCCACACTTACTCGCCTTGGCCCTTGTAGCTGTAGCTGTAGCTCTCAGCTGGAGCTGCCGAGCCACCACCACTGCCCGTGTCCGTCTTCACACCTTTGCGAAGAAACACCGCCAGCAGAGCCGTCACCACAATGTTCAGCAACGCCCCCATCTCCATATCACCAGATAGGTACGCTCCCACAGCCGCGAGTATCCCGCCAGCTGCCGTCATATAGGTCTTTTTTCCCGTCAACATAATAAAATTATTTCCCCCCCTTGCCGCCGGTCTTGTCCAGCTGCTCCTTAATCTTTAGCACAATGTAGAACAAGCTGGCCAACGATATTGTGATCTGTAGTGCCAGCTCGATCTCGACCAGCCAGTTCCCCAGCCCCGTCGCCGAGGCCAGCCCCACCTTTAATGTGTCTAATGTCAGAATCTCCCTCATACAAAACCCCCTTCAAGCCAGCTGCGAAGCTGGCCAGAATGCCCCTGCCCAAACTCTCTAGGACGTTTGTCACTCGCGTTGACAATCGGCATACCGCCTATTCAGCGGATGCTTCTGGTTCCACCGCAACAACCGTCTCGTCTTTCTCAAGACCAAGCTGTTGGAGGGCGAGTGCCGCAATGTAGTCGGCGTCGCTGCCAGCCGCATCGGGTGTCCAGTTGCGCCAAGCATCGCCGTCCACGCGCAGCAGCGTCGAGACGAGCGGCGAGTTGCCCCATATCTCATTGCCTTCTGCGTCGGTGTATTTACCCCAGCCAACCACGTTGAACTGCAT